TCCCTGCTGAGTGTACATAAGCTCAGTTGGTTCACATGAAATCACCCTAGGACCACGCGAATCCTTAGGCACGAGACAAACACGTGCTTGCGGGACGCCGTCCTCGGACGATTGTAACTTCTGTAGTTCATCCGCAAGATGCGAATAGCTATAGAAGAAAAGCTCGGGATAACCGAAGAAGTCGTCTAGCTTCTTAAAGTATTTGAAGCTATGCCACTTATTCCAGTTCCTTATACGGTCAGCAGTTGCACCGCTGCCGTGACAAGGCCTAACGTCGCGAGGATTCGTATTACACAAAACCCTCGCGATTAGTCGGCGCATGTCTCTTATTAAGGGATCGCTTTTAGGATCCCTAATAGGAATAACAAGATCGCGATCAGTGCTAATAAACTGATCGAGAAATTGCCCGATCGTCTCTGGATCATAGTCAACCTCCAGTTTATAGAAAACGTAAGACAATTGCCTTACGCAATCTACGGCTGTGGAGTTACCTTCTAACGCAAACCTGATAGCATTTCCCAGGAATAAGGGTATGCCGTCCTCGTCGGATTCAAACCGATCGGGCGCCTTCCATATGTTTGTACTATGGAAAGTATCAAGCGCCTTCCCTACAAGAGGGAGGGTAGTCGTTAGAAATGTCAACCCCTCATTCTCCGCTCGTTTTTGGAAAGATTGAATATCTTTCTTAGAAACGAGGTGGGAGTAGCGGCGGTTACTTGCTAGGTTCACCCACAAGAGGTGAAGGCTTTTCAGATTACCATCATTAATCATAATGGATATCTCCGAGGAGCTTCCCTAGTGAGCAACAGTTGTTAATCCAGCAACACATCGCACAACGCACTACTGAACCCGCCAATACCCTACTAACAAAAGGCCCTAATTAGACCTCGTTGTTGAGTAGAGCAGTTACATTGGCGTTCGAACCACCCTCAATTAGGAAATCAACCAATCGGTTGACTTCTTCAATGATGATGGCGTTCGTCAATGCAGTGTTCGGGGGCCGGACGATAACGACGTAAGTCGATACCGTACCCGGCACGCCAAAAGCGTCGACCTCTGTTCTATCGAGGCGTACGAGATGGCGCGCTTCCCCGGCTTTCCCCGTCTCGTGAGAGATGGACAGTTTCTTCTCAGCTGGCGCAGTAAGGCCAGCCACAGAAAAAACTGATTTGTCAGAGTCTGCGAAACGTAGAGCATACGAAACCGTATTTGTATCTACGTCCGTAGCGCTGTCTTTGGAAAGTGCCTGTGGGCTGGAAAAGCTCATAGGTGGATTAACTCCTCCCCATTATCGGGGTTGAAATGCCGAAAATCCGGCAGGTTAATCGCATTGCTGCGACTCAAACTCTCTAACGTCTTGAAAACGGAGAGAGCACGGTGGCCAGGCTTACATATTTCAGCCAGGTTCCCAACTTGGGCATCTTCCAACCGGCCAGGGAAAACCCTGAACCGTCTGGAAGAATCGGCAACCGTTCGAAGAACTTACGTTCCCAAACGGCAGCCGCAGATCGAGCCGGAGGAGAGATAGCATCAGAGCAATAAGGAGCTCCATGCGTCAAACCTACGGTCTCGATTTTGAGGGTCTCTTTGTACGTCAAACAAGAATCGACGTACTCGATAGGTAGTTCTAGCGTATCAAAGCTGAACTGCTCTAACCAATTTCCCAGTCCGATGAAACCATCGATGACGAAGGAAAGAGGTATCGCGTCCCAGATTATCCTCGCATTGAGCTGAAAACCTAGTGCATCTAAATACGCACGTAGCATTTTCGGGACTGGCGCCATAAGCTTAAGAGGCTTTGGTTTCCAGACCATGTGCCCGCGAACGACAGTTTTTATACTGCCCTGCCATTCTGATCCCACGTGGGGACCATGATTGACAGTACCTTTGCCGGTATATGTGTTGTTTGACAATGTTATAGAGCTCCTTATCGGAACTCCAATATGTTGTTCAAACATCTTGATTTTGTCAAGCGTATTCGCTACGGCGACTACAGTATTCTGCACGTCACCAATAGTTGGGAGCCAACCATAACTTACGTTAAGGTGGGCTCCTGCTACGTTCTTGGCAATTCCAAGATTCCTCTTCCACAAAACGAACAACGATTTCAATTCCAAAATCTCTAATAAGAAATTGGGCATTGAAACCGTGGTTAGATCAGGACGAAGCTTAAAAGCAGCTTCGTTTATATAACTCTGACCTGACCCCCCAAAGACCGAGCCGGATCCATTCCAACCGAATCCAGCCTGGTTCATAAGGGTTGTGCCGTTTGAGGTTAACCAAGCCATCCCGCCGTTGTGGTATGCGTAATATTCGTCATACCACCCGACAGGACTTGCCCAGAGTACCGTCTTCGGAGAAGACGGATCACCCTGGTAGGTCTTGGTTGAGACTAGATGCTGACACCAATTTGAACGACTGCGATCGCCGTCCGGATGATTGGTGTACCGAATCCACTCTTCATGGGACCTTTTGGTGAGTGTATTACCACCATAGGTTCCCTGAAGGACGCCTGCACTGTTGTACGTCTTATTAGGCGGAACAGTAACAGTAACGTCGGGTAGTGAACGGGACTTGGACACATAGTGTCCTAGTTTTACAGCCATCTAAGCCTCCAAGGAATTGACATACCGTCCTCGCGGTTCTTCACCGCAGATGGAGTGGGGACCTTTCAAGGGGTCC